AAGTTCGTGAGCCTGTTGTTAACAATGCTCCGACACCTGCTCCAGCCCCAGCTGATACTCCAGCTCCAGTTACAAATGTGGATAATGAGGAAGCGGACGGAGATGAAGACACACTTAGTTACTTTGCCAAATTGGCACAAAGCTAAGAGTTAAGAATCTCTCCATGGCAGAGGTCGGCATCAGAGATGATGCCGACCTTTTTTATTTAAAATCCAGCAGATGCATATGCACCATACGCCGCGGCATCAGACCATTGTGAAGTTCTATCTTTGTGTGGTGGTGCAGCAATGGTTGTATTTGTAACATTATTTTGGTCACCACCTCTATTTACAACCATTGAACCTTGATTATTATTACCACCACTGAGAGCTTCGTCTTCTCTCATTTGGTCATTCTGTCTTTGTTGTATATCAAGCTCAGCTCCAGTTGAAATATTTGCAGGTTCAACTTGTCTTTGTAAAAGTACATTATCTTTATGTATTGCGTTTAATTCACCAATTTCTTTCTTAGAAAGTTTTCCTCCTTTTGCAGCCGCCTTAATTAATAAATTAGCTATAATATTCTCAAGTTTCTCTGGTGATATCTCTCCTGTTTCAGCCTTGTGTTTTAAATCATATAATTTTTTTCTTCCGCGGGTTGCTGCTACTGACGAATCACCTTTCGATAAAGCTCTAATAAGATTTTCTTCAACTTGACTATCGATACCTTGACCCGATGTAAATGCGGAGGCAGCTGCAACACTGTCATCTGTAATTTGCCCATACATATTCTGAGCATTAGAATTTAAAGCAGGTATCGCAGAAGTCATAGGTACTGCAGAAGTCATAGGTGATCCACCGATTCTCGATCCTGTCATAAATTGAAAGAGTTTTCCAGCATCTTCCAAATCCAACTTTGAAAGATTCTTCAATTCTTTCACTAGAGGTTTAAATGCTTTGCCAACGTCTTTAATTTTATCAGAATCAAGCTTTTCTAATGATGCTGCCATAGCATCAATCGATTTAGCGGATTTGTCTAGACCGTCTCCAACTTTACCCAATTCAATGAATTTCTTGATTGGATCACCCCCAAAGAAACTTAATATTCCTCCGAGTGCCGAACTAGCACCAAATGCAATCAATGCTGCTGATATAGCACCAATACCTGTCGCAGCAACTAATAAACCAGGACCAGCAGAAGAAAGGCCAATTAAGTTATCTATAAATCCTGTGAGAAAATCTCCAACGGCGCCGATAACAGTTGAAACAGCAGCGCCGAATGCAAAGATGAATGGTGACATTTTCTCAAGTGCTGAACCAAATAAGTCAAATGCAAATGCCGCGGGAATCATAGAAGCTCCTAAAGCTGCAATGGCTGCTGCTCCAATAAAAATTGCGGGGGCTATGGCAGACAATCCAAATGCTGCAGCTGTGAGTAGAGTTAATACTCCTATTCCTATTCCAACACCGGCCCAATCAATATCAGAGAACTGCTGAAAAGCCTTTGCTGATATAAACATTGCTCCACCCAATGCAATAAGAACACTTGCACCTATTAAGAATTTAGGATTTGATATTGCTTTTAATCCTTTACCTAGCCCCTTCAATAGACCAGAAATACCTTTACCGATACCTTTACCGATACCACCCATCACAGAACCGCCAGCCCCAGTCATTTTTGTTGTTTTACCTTTAAACGCTGAGAGTAATCCTTTTTTCTGTTCTTCTGATTTTGTAACAAGATTCTCACTATTATTAGATACACTATTTAAAGCTTGAATCTGTTGTTTTTGTAGTGCTAATTCTTCTTTACGATTTTCTCTTTCTTGTAATACATCACCTTCAGAGTTATCTCTTATTTCAGATAAAACACCAAAAGTACCTTTAATTGGTTCAGAAATATCAGTCCATAGTTCAGTAATATTATTAGAGATGCCTTTCAGAACTTCAGAGTTTGCTTTAATAGAACTATCAATATTCTGAAGCGGTTCAATTAAATTACTATTATCAGATTGTACTTTTCCACCAAACAATTTACCAACAGATTGAAGTGGTGATTTGATTGCTTCTTTAGCTTTCTTGAAAGGCTCTGTGATGCCTTTCTTCATAGATTTTACACTGTCCGATACACCTTTAAACGGTGCTTTAATAGATTTGGTGAAACTATCCCCAATATTAGTTATACTACTAGTAATAGATTCAGATACTTGATCAATGCCATTAGACAGATCACCCAACAAACCCTTATTGGACTTTTTAACCTCTTTGTCGAGATTATCAAGCTTTGCTAATATGTTATTAAGACTATTATCTTCTTGCTGCGGCATTTCTTTGTTTTATTCTCTCGTTTTCTTCTGAAATATATTGCTGTAACATTCCGATATATATCTGTCTCTCCCATGGTATCATATTATCTAATTCGCTCAAACTATATTTATGATGTTGCATCATCGCAAAGTTAGTTTGATAGTGATTTATCAATGATTCATGTGAAAGACCTAGATAAAAAAATCACTTAGACCTGATATTGTATGCTCATTTTCGTGACCACAAAATACGCAAGTATATTTAAGAGTATGTTCTAATTTTGGTTGGTTTTCGATATATTTTTGAATCGATTCTAAATGTGTGTGACTCAATGAATCAACAAATTGTACTAATTCTTTTCGATTTGCTTCATCAGTTGGATAAACGTTTTCGGCATCATAGATTGATTCGATCGATGCGATAATAGATTCTGTAACATCATTTTCCACTTTATCCAAATCTTTAACACGAATTGGTCGAAGAATAATACCAACCTCATCGGTAAGATCGATTTTATTATCCATCTTTGTTTCAGGCAATTGTATCTTAACGTCCTTTAGATCAAGTGATACAGTATTGTTTTTATCGCACTCTTGACATTTGATGTTGAATTCTACTGATTCCCCTACACTTATAGCTCTCAACTGAAGGAAAACATATTCAAGATCATATATGGTCAGATCATTTGGTTTTATTTTTTCAAAGCTGCATACTCTGATGATATCCTTAATAGCTTTAAGAATTTGTTTATCGTCGTTACTCTGTTGTGCTTGAATTAAAATCTTTTCTTCTTTAACAAGAAAAGGTCTGATATCCACGTTTTCCTTTGTAGACGGTATTTCAATCGTGTGTTTAGTTGTTTCTAGTATTGGTAGTGCCATAATATTTTAATAATTTAATAACTCCTCATTTATGTAGCATTAGAAAGAAGTGAGGAATTTCTTTCTTGTTCAAAATCTTCATATGTAAATGTAACAGAGACTTTTTGTGTTGTATTCTCTGATGTATTGTTTAAATCAATATTTTCTACTGTGATAGGAAAAGCGTTTTTAAGAACAACACCATATACATTATTATTATTTTCATCTATTTGGTAGATGGTTATATCCCGTTGATAGTCATTCTTATAATTTAATTTATAAGTATTTTGGTCAATGATTAGCGAAGACCATTGATCAAATAACCTCTTCATAAAATAATCATTTGTTAGATGAAAAACAAAAGTTATATCTTGGTTCAAATAACCATTAGGAATTTTAAGTTGTTGTCTTATAAGAGAATAATCAAGGGTTGTGATTTGACGACCAGGTAAAGAACAACTTTCACACATTAACTCTATGTCTCGTGTTTCATTCACGGATACACTTGATATTACAGATTCAGGTGGAGACATGAAAATTTTAAAACGATTCGATTTTGCTAATCCTTGTCGTTTTCCTATAATTGATTTAAGTTGTTCTATTGTTCCCATTAGATTAATTCTTTTGAGGATTTCCAAACTGATGATTTGCTATTTTTAACAAACTGTTCAGTTGGTAGAAATAAAGCTGCTTCCCACTCTGTTGATGGGACTTCAGATATTCTTGATGTTATATTACTTGTTAAATATCTTTTAAAACAAGGTTGAAATTCTTTTAATTTTGATGCTGACTTAAGAAATTTATAAGTGAGTTTCAATCGTGTCGAACTATCATATTTCTCATTGTTCTTATATTCCAAGAGCTTATCAAAAAACTTAGCTCTTAATTTTGGAGAAAGATAGTGAAGATTCAATCCATAGAAACCCTTTGGTGCTCTTTCAACCATAATGATTAAAGGAAATTTATCATAATACGGTAATGTTTCCTTTGTCTTTGGATCATAGAAATACATGAACATACGACCAGGAAGAGGTTTATTAACTTTATTTAAATTAGAATCCTTCAAGAGTTGTTCACGATTAACTCTCTTTACTATGTTTTTTAGACTTGTGCGAAACCAATTAAGCGACTCCTGTGATCTAGGTTTAACACCAGATCTGAAAGCCGCTGATTGAATTTTATCGAAATAAGAAGTTTTCGCCATATAACATATTTATATCAAGTCAGAAGTTTAATACCCATTTTCTTGAGTGTCTTCTCTGTCCAAATCTCAAATTTCCACCCACGATCAGCACAATATGATTCTGCCATTTCCCATTTAGATGTATTCTTCACATATGTCATCACCTCATTGATATATCTCTTTGTTTTTCTTTGAGGTTCTTTTGGTGGTTTTGTTTCCTTATCAGGTTTTATTTCAATCAGAAAAGTACCCTTGGGTGTTTCAATATAAACATCTGGAAAATATCGATGTATTCTATTATCTGTTTTACATCTATATGGTATGACAATCTCTTCACTTGACCATTTAAGAATATCACGAGTGTTATCACAGAACCTAAAAACTTGTCTTTCCCACAGTGATCTAAATATAATTTTAGTTGGATCACCTTTATACTTATGGGGGTTCTTTACTCTATATCTTCCTTTATATGTCATATAAGTTTATAAATAGTATTGTATTATGCCAAGTTTCTTTAAAAATAAAATTTCTCAAGCATTAGGTGCAGTTGATAGCTTTGTTGGCAATATTGGCAATGAAGTTAATTCTGTTATTGATACTTTAGGTTCTGGATTAGGATTTTCTAATGCCGCAAATTTATCCATAGCGGCAAAAGACCCCACATCTCTTATTTATCCACTGGAACTAAGAAATCAATCGAATCGACCTTGTATAGAATTCACTGCATATGAAAGAGGAGAAGGTGTTGTGAATCAACATCATATCTGGTTTCCATGTCCTGCTTCCATTGCCATTGCTGATAATGCGGCTTATAATACTATTGAATTGGGAGCGATTGGAGGACAAGTTTTAGCAGCTGTTGATGCTGGTCGAGATGCTGGCGGAGGACTTGGAAATACTATCACCGCCGCGGCGAAAGCATTGAAACAAGCTGAATTAGGTGATGTCGCTATGCAGACACTTCCTGTTGGAGATACTATTAAACAGGCAGCATCATTTAAATCAAAGACAATTATGAATCCAAATACCAATACCACATTCTCAGGTAATGGTATTAGAAATTTTCAATTCACCTTTAAGATGATCGCAAAATCTCAGAAAGAGGCTGATGAGATTAGAAAAATTCATAATAAATTTCGTGCATTCACCTATGCAGATTCTAAAAATAATGCTCAGAATTTAACACTGTCTTATCCTCCTGTATGGACAATTAAATTCCTTGATGGTAATAAAAACGAAAACAGATATATTCCAAAAATTTATTCTTGCTATTGCACTGCTCTAGATTCTACATACAATGCTACAGCGAATTTA